GTGATAATACTTCTTCAGGATCGTCCCAAACTGATGTTGGAATCTTAGAGTCAGGAAACGCATCTCTTAGTAATTGATATGCATATATAGTATTTTCTTTTGTAGGGTTTTCTTGAGCACGTTCTACAGCTTTTATAACTGATGCAAATTTTTGTGGATCAGCAATAGTCTTGCCTTTCTCATCTTTGCCTTCGTATAAATTATATAACTGTGGACGTTCATCCGGCCACAAACCTTTATGACCTACAGTTTTTAACTGTGCATCTACAAGACCCATCCAGTTAATGTTACGACCACGTGCTAAACCTTTGTAATACCTTACTGCACCTTTGTCCTTAAGAACACCTTTGTTG